TTCTCTCAGAACGTTGTAGAGCAACAGCTTGTTGACTTAGAACGAGTTATGGGTGACCAACTCTCTGCGTCAGGTATGGAAGCGATGAAGCGTGAGTCACGTCTTAAAGCGGCGAGTGCTGAGACTGGTGGTACGGGTACATCTAACCAAGATGCAATTATGACTGCTGAGATGGATAAGCTTCACAGAGACGCGGTGATAATCAGAACGGGTGATGTGAAGAAAACTAACAAGATGAACGAGATGGTTGCATCAAGATTAGGTTTTGAAAATACTTTAGACTCAATGATTTCAGGACAACAATCGGCGGCGAGTGCGGGACTACAAACGCTCAACGCTGGTATGAGTGGTATCAATATGGGACTACTTTATTTAGGTCAATCAGACAGAGAAGATTTCTTTGGAACTAATACGACGGGAGAAGCATAATGGCAAAGACAATACAACAAGCAGGTGGTCAAACTGACGGTGGGGCTCTCCCAACATCACAAGAGATTACTGCAACGAAGTCTATTCAACCCGCAGTAGAGCAAGCGGGTTCTAAACTAGCTAATGATTTATTTGGTATTATGGGAGAGGGCGGTAAGACAATGCAAGCCGCGAACACAGCGTCGGTGAAAGCCGCGGAACGTGTTGCGTCAGACAATCGAACTCAACTTTCCATCACATTAGATACGATTAAAACAAATACTAAACCTAACGCACAAAGTATGCGTGATGCTCAAAAGGCAAATGCTGTTGCGTATCAGGAACTTGGTAGAAAAACTTTTGATAATGAGGATGCTCAACGTGCATATGATAAAGATTATCACGACGTATCTGCAAAAGCGATTTCATCACGTAACGCTCAACTAGAACTTGGTGCATTAAAACTTGATGCACACACTTTGTTCGTAGAGAACGTTGACACAACAAGTAAAGATTATGATAGTGGTATGAAATACACGCCAACGATTATGTCTGAGAAAGTTAAAGTGATGGAATCAAACGGTTACTATACTAAAAAGCAAGGTCAAACTGAGTTATCTAACGTTGAGATAGAATCTTTCAACGATAGATATAAGTTATTTAAAGACCTTGACATTTACGTAGAGGGCTCTAACTTTGAAATCGACAGTGAAAAACTTGTTGCATTTTACAATGATAAAGCTTTCGGTGCTCAGAGTAAGATGAAAAGCAGACCAGTATATGATGGCGATGGTAAAAAGACTGATGAGATTGAGTATGTGTTTGAGGGTACTGCGGCGGATATTGACAGCGACGTTGTAAACTCACAACGCGATGCGTTCATTGCTCTTATCCAAAAAGCGAAATCAAATACTGCTGGCTCACTTGCAACGCTACCGAGTCCGAACAAAGATGTTCAACTTGGGTCAGATGCGATTGCTGTTGAGAGAACAACTTACGATGCTCTACGCAAGGCACAGATTCAAACGTCTAAAAGAACGGGAATGAAGATTTCAGATTCATCTCTGAACTCTCAGGACAAGACTGCAAACGAGTTGGAGATGTCTGCGAAGAAAGCTAAGAATTATGAACGTGCTGTTACATCTGTTTTCACTGCTGGTGGAGATTATGCAACTGAACTTAAAGCGTTGCAACAAACTAAGATGGGATATACATCGACATACTATGTTGATGGTCAACCAACTAAGGGCTCATTCGTAGCCGTGAAGCAATCGCAAGACGAGTTCAACGGATATGTTAAGCGTGAGGTAGATAAGTACGAGAAAGTCGTCAGCAACCCTCAGACACCGATTGCTGAACGTGAACGAGCGGCGGCGGTACTGACAAGACTAAATCTGTCATCACACGATAACATTAAAGTGCAAGTTAATGATTCGATTTATCAGAATACTTCTAACGGTACGACATTCACATCGACGTTGCAAGAGACACACAACTTAACTAACCTTTCATATACGATTGGGATGAGCGGTGGTAAAACTCCGACATCGAACTGGGTACTTGAGCCAACACTTAAAGACCAAGCGAACTTATTTTATAATGACTTACAAGAAGAGTTGAATCGTGAGGGAACTAAACTCACAGAAGCAGATGCGATTGACAGATATAATGGTTTTGTAAAAACTATGGCTATTGCAAATGGGAATCTTGCTGACACAAGAGGCTCTAAGGTTACAATCAAATACGCGAACGCTCAAGATGGAGACATCGTTAACTGGTCACCATCGACTGACAGAGTTGCTACGGGTACTCCGAGACTATTGCGTTATGATGGCGTTAATGCAGAAGCACTGAGCGACAAGTACATTGAAAACGTTATCGCTACTCAGACTATGCCTATCTCTAATGATTGGTTTGGACTGCATCGTGACAACATTATAATCAGAACTCCTGATGGAGCGGGTCAAGCCGATAAGAATATCGTGAACAAAATCTTTGGTAAACTTGCAATCAAATTGGGTGATACTAAATTGCTTCCTGACGACTTCGACGGTACTCGTTTGAATATCTCTCAGGCAGAAGTAAACAAAAAAGTATATACTTACGCTAGTGTTGTTGATAGTCAAGGTCGTGTCGTTGCGTTCACATCGTTTACAGATGCGGATTTAATCAAAGCTCTGACTCTTGCTGAACAACGAGCACTCAAAGAGTTAAATAAACATAAACGTAAAGCAAATACAAACGCTACGTTAAAACGCAAGTCAAGCGGGTTTTTTCTAGGAGATTAAGATGGCAAGTTTCAAAGAACAATTAGGTGACTTCAACGAGAAGAACTCAACGGAGATAACTGTTGCTGACGCTTCTCAGGCTTTCGATACAAAAGCCAACAACTCCACTACAACTGAGGGTGCTACATTCTCAAGAGAATTTGTGACTGACAAAGACGGTAAACTTTTACCTGAGGGTCAGACACGCGATGAAGATGGTAATATCTCAGGCACGGGCATCGAGGACGATGAGGGTTGGACTGATGTTGGTCAACCTGAGAAACCAACTGTACCGACTAAACAAGATGGTGTTGTTGATGAGGCTGATGAGGCTGTTGAGAACCCACTCTATCAAGGTATTCAACACGGTAGCGTTGACAGTGTTAGAACTGTGCAATATGCTAAGGAAGCAATCAAACAGCAAGAGGCTGTTGAGAACGCTGACTTCTTAGACAAACTCAAAGCCGCGGGTTATACGTGGAAAGCAACGTATCTTTCATCACTAAAAAATTGGGCTACAAACGACTTACCTCATTTATTCGGTGAAGATGAGGAGTGGATGACAAAGAACAATGATGCTCGTATTGATACATTAATGAAAGACAACAAGCTTCAAGGTAAGTACAGACCGATGTTGCGTGATGCAAAAAATCAAGCACACGAAGACGCTCTTATTCAAGAGATTCAAAATAGTCAAGAGATGGATAAAGTCATCAACGACAACCTCAACAACTATGGTGGTATGTTTACAGAACGTACCATTGCATCAGGTATAACGGGTTTACTTGGTGATATAGATACTCCACTTATGTTGATTGGATTCGGTGCTACGAAGCTTGCTAAACTTACACACATTGCAAGTTCAACTTACAAAGTAGGTCAACGTGCAAACACTGCGAAGTCACTAGCACGTAGAGGTGATTACTCAACGTTCAAACATTTAGAATTTGATACGGGTCAAGTGATGAAAAACCCTCACTCGAATCCGTTTGAGACTATCAACAAATATGGTACTCCAACTATAATGGCATCGGGTCACACCGCGGCTGGTATGGCGGCGTACTATAAAGACCCTGACGTTTCGGGAAGTGAAGCGGCGATATTCTCTACGATAGGTGCAGTGGTAGATTCACTCGTTGCGTACCGTTCGGCTAACATCCCTGATGTTATGGAGATTACACGTACTGCATCAAAAGCTCCTGACAATGACACACTTGCTTTAGCATATAATACTGCGAATAAGCGTGATACAAGAACGTTCTTAGGGAAGATGGATAAAGAGGTTGGGAACGTCCCCGTCGTTAGACGTGTTGACGGAGAGACACCTGAGACTCCTCCAAGAGATGTTCAAGAGCAAGTGCCTTTGATTATGATTGGACTTAGAGAGCAAGCTAAAGAGATTGAGGAAGTTACTGGTAAGGCAACAGCTCAAGCTAAGGATGCTCAGAAAGTTCTTGACGAGATTGAAGCAATCAGAATCGACGAGGGTAAATTTACAGAAGAAGATTTAATCGCGGCTTATGATAAAACTCAAGTCACGGGAGCGAAGCTTACTGAGTCAACTATCAATGGTGATTTTGGTAAAGTTCTAGGTGGTAAGAAGTCTGCTGATACTAAAGCGAATAAAAAACTTGGACAGATGATTGAATCTATCTACGGGAAAGGCTCTAAGAAAGAGATGGAGGTACGAACTGCGTTGCAGAATGGTAAACCATTACCTAAGTCTATGAACGCGCTTGAAGCGTTTAAAAAGTATATCTCAGCACCTAACTTCAAAGCATCGAAAGGTGTTCAGAAGTTTGTTAAACAATTAGAGGGTATGCCAAACAGCCCTATGGCTAAAGAGATACTTGAACAGATAGAAGATTTCAAAGCATTAGGTGAGGGTTTAGTACCCGTTAACTTTAAAGAGTTTTTCCAAGCAATCGCAAGAGGGCTTGACGAGAATAACCCACTTGCAATCAAGACGAAAAAAGAACTTATTAAAACTGTTGATGATTTAGAAGCTTCGGGTTACATTACAAGCAAAGAGTCTATCGCTATTGAGCGTGGACTGATTGAGGGTCACCTTGATGAAGTTGCAGTTAGTATTCAGTTCAAAGCGAACAAGGATGGTGTGACATTCTCACCCGTTCAGAAAGATACTACAAAACCTAAGGGTAACTTTGGTAAAAGCAAACTCCCATATGTTCTAATCGGATTAACTGCATCGACGATGGCGTTCGCTGGTGGCGATACGATTGACGCTGGTGGTATGAGTTTACTTGCGATGTTAGCGTTAGCGGGTGGTGCGTTATTTATATTACGTCCAGCCATTGCAAAATGGTTTAAGCAAACTGCGAACACTGCTCAACAAGGAGTGCAATCACGTGGCTTTAGAAAGAGTGCTGAGGGAATTGTTGATGATGCTCAGACATCGTTTACGAATACGTTTGCACCACTGATGAAAGACCACAGTGAACAGTTCAGAACACTTGCATCGAAACTCTATTACGATGTTATGTCAGGTACAGAGTACACAATGGAGCGTGCTAAGTCTATGATGTTCCGTGCTTGGGATTATGAAATGTTAGATACTGCGAACATCGCTTACAAAGAGTGGGCGACAGAGCAAGGTCTTGGTTTCTCAGACAAAGTGAAAGATATGTTTGAAACTGGTATAACTCAACGTATCAGATTCGAGCAACAAGTTATGGATTACATCGAGTATGGTAAATTCGCAGACAGTCCCGCGGTCGTTAGATACGCTGACTATCTTGAGCGAATGAAGAAAGACGTTTGGGATAAAGGTTTTGAGGCTGGCGCTAAAGGATTCACTGAGGGCAACGGTCTTGGTAAAAGCTATATGCCACGATTCATTAACGGTTATATGACATCAGTTCTTAAAAGCGTTGATGACGATACGTTTGAAGCGATTGTGATGCAGTTCTCTAAGACAATGGATGGTGATGTTGAAAAAGCATCTGAGTACCTTAGAGCGATTCGTGATGCGAATCAGAGTAAAAGACAACTTGCTTCGATTCCTGAACTTCAAAAGTATTTGGACGAGCAAGGTATTACTAGAGTTAGTGCTGAGGAAATGGCATCTGAGTTTGGTATTCGTGATGCTCAATGGGGTAGAACGAAAGCACGTATCAAGATTAATAAACAAATGTTCGGCGAGATTAAAATCAACACACTTGATGGTGATGAGGTTACGCTTAACATTAACGACTTCTTTGAGGGCAGTGCCGTAACAGTTATGCAGAGATACTTGAATCAAGCGTCGGGTCATATTGCATTAGGTCAGAAGAATATGACGATTGATGAGGCGATGGCTATTGCTGAAAAAGGTACGGGTCACAATGCAACAGTTATGAAAAACGACTTGGAGAGATTGGTTGGTAATCCGATTCTTGACGAGACTGCTCCGACTACGAAATTGATTCGTGACTTGAACAACTACACGACTGCTAGACGTATGGTTACATCAGTTATATCACTTGCGTTTGAGAGCTTTCTTGTTGGTAGTCAACTGAACTCTCAAGGATTCAAGCAAGCCGTTAGAAACATTACAAAGCTTATGGGCAAGTCGGGTAAAGATTCGGAACTTATGAATCAGATGATGAATGAGTTTGGTGTATCGGGTCAGCATATGAAAGGTCTAAGCTTTGGAGCGTTCCACCATTTAGATGATGCCAATATGGTTGGCGGTACATACCGCGACTCAAAAGGTGGTGCGTTATTTTCTAAGATGGGTGAGATGATGCGTGACGTTATTCTTACACCGCTTGTATATATGAGCGATTTCTTATCAAAGATAAACGCAATGAATCAGATGGGTGAGATTTACAAACTTGCTAACGGGAAAAAGATTCCACAATACAGACTCGATGCGTATGGTATTACCCCTGAGTTCCTTGAAAAAATGAAAGGCAGATTGGAATTAAATGCTGATGGTGCGTTGAAAAAGATTGACACTTCGGGTTGGTCTAAAGAAGATATGCTAGAATTTCAAAAGGTCATAGATAATATGACACGTAAAACGATTCAAGAAACTACGATGGGTGCAACGGGTGCGTGGAGTAGGAACACAGAAGCGGGTATGGCGGCGAGTATGCTGATGAAGTTCCCGATGGAAGCGTTCTCACAACACGGACTGTTTGGACTCAAGGGTATGTTGAACAACGACCCTAGAGCATACACGAACTTCTTTATGGCGTTCGCGGGTGGTTATGTATCGGCGGCGATTCGTTCTGAAATGCTTGGTAGAGATTACAGTGAAGAAGAGTTGATGATGTACGCGTTGATGTCAATGCCGTTAAATATCTTCTCACTTATCGAGGGTGTAAATAATCCAGCGGGAGTTGATGTTTTTAGTATTGGAGAAAATGCTAACACAGTTACGAGAATGTTAAATTAATACGAGGTTAATATGGCAAAAAATAAGAAACAAAAGTTAGAGGATTTAGATACCCTCTTGCTTGACAGAATGATTGATATTATGGAAACAAAAGACGTGGATAAGATTGCAACACTAAGCGATTTATCTGTACCTATGAATTATCTGCGTAACAATGCAGTCGTTGCGGACAAGTCTAAGTCCTCTGTTGAGAAAGATATTCAAGAGAATCTTAACCGTGCGAAACAACGTCGTAAAGATAATGAGTCCAAATGAGTCAGAAGCAAAGAGCCCTACGCGATAAGACTCTCAAAGCTAAAGAGACACTTGCAACAATTCCCCTGAATTTGATGACACCACACGGACAAGTAGATTATTTCTGCTCCGTTGAGTGGGGTGCTACTTACTTCGATGATAAGTTCTTTGATGATGCACAACTTGAAGACCATTTTATTATCTTCTACACGTATGCGTTTGCTCACTTAGGATTGCCTAGACCTACCCGTGCTCAGTATGAGATGGCTCTGTTTATGATGGACAGAACTAATCCGCACCGTATGGTTATGGCGATGCGTGGACTTTCCAAGTCGTTAACGTCACAGATTTACGTGGTGTGGAGATTGCTCAACGACCCTGACGAACATATTTTGGTTATGTCTGCGGGTAAAACTCGTGCGGGTAACTACTCTCAGTTCGTTCAGAAGATGATTAGGATGATGCCAATCACGAAAATTATGTCTCCAAGGCACAACATCGAGAGAACATCGGGAGAGAGTTTTGACGTAGCGGGTGCTACCATCTCCGATTCCCCGTCAGTTTATGCCGTAGGAGCTTCCACGCAAGTTACTGGTTTCCGTGCATCGCTAATAATTTACGATGACATCGAAACAGCGCAGACCGTAGAGAGCGCCGTGAAGTCTGAGATGATTGACATCTATGCAATGGAGGCACAGAATCTTCTGATGTCGGGTAAAGACGAATCAATCACACTTTGTACTCCTCACTCAATGTCGTCAATTTACATTAATTGGATAGATGAGAAAGGTTTTGTGCCGTTTGTTATTCCCGCACTCTATCCTGAAAACGATAGTGCTTTCTTTGGTGGACTTGCTCCATACATTAAAGAACGTATCGCGAATAATCCTGAGTACATAGGGCAAGCGGTCGATGAGAGATTGGACTATGCGTTCTTGATGTCAAAGAAGATGCGTATCGGTAAGTCTAAGTTCAAATTGCAGTATGGTCTTGACGTTTCAGATAGTGATGACTTGCGTTATCCTCTGAAACTTTCTGACCTGATTGTTGATGACGTTGACGATGAGGTTGCACCACTTAAACTGATGTACTCTTCGATGCCTGAAAATATTTTATATCAAAAGCACAATGGATTCTCTAAAGATAAAGTTTACAGACCGTCGTATCGCTCAGAAGAGATGGCGGACTACGATTATCGTGTGATGTTTATTGATACCGCGGGACGTGGTAAAGATGAGTTAGGATTCTCAATAATCTTCCATTTGAATACAAGATTATTTGTCAAAAAACTGAGCGGTATGCAAGGTGGATATGATGATAGTGTTATGATAGAGTTGGCTGAATTGTGTGCCACGTATAAAATCAATACTGCGGTCGTAGAAGATAACTTTGGGGATGGTGCATTTACTAAAATGTTTGAGCCATTTATAATGAGGATTAGTCCTAAGACTGAGGTTGAGGGGATTAAAGTTTCGGGTCAAAAAGAAGTGAGAATAATTGAATCACTTGAGCCGATTATGAATCAGCATAGATTGGTTATGTCTCGTGAGGCGATGGTGGATGATTTACTTGCATCGAAAAGAGATTACTCTTGGACGTATCAGTTGTCACATATTACTCGTGAAAGAGATTCGTTAAAGCACGACGATAGATTGGATGCGTTGAGTGGTGGTGTTACTTATATGATGGAATGGATGAGTGATGATGAGGATAGGGGGATGGAGTTTCACGCAGAGAAAGAGGCTCAAAAGACTCTTGATTTTACACTTAAAATGTTTAATGGGCGACCTCGTAAAAGAGGTCACGCAAATTATGGAACGGGATTCTAATTATCTTTCCCCACCATAGGGGTGTTCATCAACGATGCCGTCGGCGTGCGCTTGAACAACAGATATTGCTCTCTCGTCGTCAAGCATTTCGCGCACCTCAACAATCTCAAGTCCCGTCTGTGCGATGAACATACCCTCTACCGCCATAAGCGCACGGAGTATGTCCCCATTTTCTAAACCAAACGGTGTCTTTGCAGACCCCGAATAGTCAACTTTCATATCACCGCTAGGATGAAAACTTATTAGTATATTACCAGCCATTATATTTCCTCTCTATTTATGTGTTCCCAAAAGTCAATCGCTTTGAGAATTTTATTTATTTGAATACTATCTTCCGATGTGCGCGTGTGGTATGAGTGCTCAAGCTTCTCAGCAAGATGCTCTTTAAGTAACTCAACCCTACGCATCACGATGTCAGATGGTATCTCAGGGACTTCGACATCCTCGCCATAAAGATAACTATCCTTTTGCACGGGAATCCTTTTCTAATGCAACAACGCGTTCGTTAGCGAACTGCATAGCCTCCGCCGCGGTTCTAAAACCCGTTATTGTTGCAACGTCATTGGCTTCATCTTTAGAATGAATCGCAAAGGTATGTTCTATCTTATCTCTAAGAATAATAGAGTGGTCACCACGACTGTAAATGTCGTATCGAAGTGTATCAATCATCTTGTTCCTCCAAGTATTTGTAGTAAGCTTCGTAAGTCTCAATCTTGACCGCCTCTTTTAAAACGTCATCTTTGTTACCAATACGCAAGCGATATTTCATTGAGGTAATCTTCGCCCATATTGCAAGTTCTTCTTTAGAATACATTTGCTCTAAACGCGCGATAGCCTCAACGCCGTCAACCATCTGATAATGTGTTGAATCAGGGTTGAGCAACGGGTGTGGTTTGTTCTTTTGCTTCTCTTGAATAGAATGAAATTCTCTATCCTCGTGAGTTTTGCCACTCATCACTTCCCCTTTAGTTTATTATATGCGTCGTCAACCAACGCTACAACGACTGCACGCATCGAACGGCGTTCCGCCTTAGCGATAGCCTTGATTTTAGTATGCGTGTCTCTGAGGACAGATACGTGAGTCTCCTCGTCTTTACTTTTCGGCATCTTCTTTCTCCATTTCTAACTGAATGTATTGAGTATCTATTCGCACCCATCCATTTTCTCTGTTGATGTATTCATCACCCTCTGCGAAGTAATCTTTAGTAACCTCGACTCGCGTACCCTCTACGGGTAGCTTAAACCATTTGTAAAATCTGCGACTATTCTTAACCATTAGTTCCGTCCTTTTTCAAAACTCGCTAAAGCTCTCGTAGCTTGAAGCAAAGTTTTCTTTTTGCTTATCTCAGTTCCATTGTGTGTAACAACGAAAAAACCATCCTCGTCCATATGTATTGCATATATCATTTTTCCTCCTCTAATTTTTTAAGTTCATCTATTGCTGTCGTTAACAACAACATTTGTTCATCGTTAGTCTTGTTGCATATCATACTTTGAATTATCAAGTGCATCAAGAGCGCCATTGTTTCGTTAGTCATTTTAGTACATCGCTTCGCATAAGTTACCGCTAGGTACGCAGTGCTTCATTGGCGTGTCATCAATAACAACGCTCGGCTTATTCTTCTTCAAGAACTTATCCATCATTTCCTTATCCGTCATCTTCTGTTCAGGGATAAGCTCATTTTCATCCACTCTCTCGCGATGTTCACGGTTGAGTTCGATTTGCTTTTGTATCGCAAGGTTAGAAACTTTCTTTTGTATCTTCGCCCGCGTCTTCTTGTAAACCTTTTTATGTTTACCCGCATCAGAGTTTACCTTACGTGTTGCCACGCGCTTCTCTTCTTTAGCTTTGAAGTCGTCCTCCTTACCAACGTATCTGTGTTTACCACAAGGCTTGACCCCGCCAAGAACAGCACGTCTGACCTCTTTTGAATTATTATCTTCGGGACAGTGTGGGCATATTCTGAAATGTCGGATTGGAACGATATACATCATCCGTCTCGTGCAGAAATAAATAGGTTTCGATTTAGTTTTTGATAACATTCGACTACACTCCCCGCATAAATTTGTCTTTCGTTTTACTTTAGATACTTTCACATCAGGGCAGTTCGCACATATGTGAGTGTATCTAACTTTCTCTCTATCTCCCGACCATCTAGCGTGAACAGATTTATGTGCCGTCTCACGACTAGCGCAAGCCCTACATTTCGTATCGGGTTTAGGTTTGTATGTAATCTCAGCAACGTCTCCGCACTCACATACTCTTTGATATGTTCTACGACTCATAACCCCTGCTCCATTACGTCCCAAACAGAATCCGCAACAAAGGCTTTACCGCCCGTGCGATTAATTAGTTCAAGATGAATCTTTTGCAGTGGTGTAGTGTTCTTGCGTTTACCAACACGTTTAACTTCAATAGCATAAAACTTTCCGCTATCCATAGTGCAAACAACGAGGTCAGGCGTTCCCGACTTAGATGCTTTTTCCACTTTGATAACGTAGTGACCGCCTTTCTCAAGGTACTTAACAATGTCACGTTGAATTTCTTGCTCACTTTGAATCTTTTTCATATCTAATTGTACCTCCACTTTACTTAAGGGAACTTAATAGTTCAGCTTGTGTCATA